TTCGTGCAGCCGACGATCGACATGGCGAAGCGCTACTCGAAGATGCGCATCGCGCCGATGATCGAGGCGACGCCGAGTCTGCAGGAGAAGGTGAAGGCGCCGCGCGAGCGCGACTCGGGCAACACGCAGCTGATGTAGGAGTTCACCGGCGGCTTCCTGATCCTGGGCGGGGCTAATGCAGCGAGCGGCCTGGCGTCGATGCCGATCCGCTTCCTGGGCGGCGATGAGATCGACCGCTGGCCGGCGGACGTTGACGAGGAAGGCAGTCCGCTGGCGATCGTGAGCGCGCGCACGCGGACCTTCGGCGTGCGGAAGAAGCAGGCCTGGACGAGCACACCGACGCTGGCGGGGCGGAGTGCAATCTGGGCGAAGTGGGAGCAGAGCAACCAGCAGCGGCTGCTGCTGCCCTGTCCGCACTGCGGGCACCGGCAGATGATCGAGTGGGACCGGATCCGGTACGACCCGAAGGACCCAGGCCTGCCGAACACGCTGCGGCAGCCGCCGGTGCTGATCTGCGAGGAATGCGGCGAGGGCATCAGCGAGGACACGAAGGCCTGGTGGTACGACCCCGACGTGTGGAGCGACGACTGGTGGGAGCCGCTGTTCCCGGAGCGCGACGTGCAGGGCTACCACTGCTCGGCGCTCTACAGCCCCCTGGGGTGGTTCAGCTGGACTGACGCGGTGGTGGCCTACGAGAAGGCGAAGGACAACTGCTGGCCGAGTGCTGGAACGACGACGGCGAGGCGCCGGACTGGGAGGCGCTCTACAACCGGCGGGAGCTCTACGAGCTGGGCACGGTGCCGGAGCAGGTGGCGTTCATCACGTGCGGGGTGGACGTGCAGATGGACCGCCTGGAGCTGGAGGTGGTGGGCTGGGGCCCTGGGATGGAGAGCTGGAGCCTCGACTACCAGGTGCTGGCTGGCGACACCGCGCAGCCGGCAGTGTGGCGCGAGCTGACGAAGTTCGTGCGCAGCGAGTTTGGCCGCGGCGATGGGCAGCGGTTGCCGATCAGGATGACGGCGATCGACTCGGGCTTCAGGAGCCAGGAGGTCTACCGCTGGGTGCGGGGCCAGGCCGGCAACCGGGTAATCGCGGTGAAGGGCCAGGAGACGCAGACGGCGATCATCGGCACGCCAGGCCGCGTGGAGGTGCTGCGAAATGGCAAGGCGCTGCGCGGTGGCGTGAAGGTGTGGCCTGTGGGCACCAGCACGGCGAAGAGCGAGCTCTACGGCTGGCTGCGCCGGCCAATGCCGGATGAGGGAGAGCCGCTGCCGCATGGCTGGTGCCACTTCCCGCAGCACGGCGAGGAGTGGTTCCGGCAGCTGTGCGCGGAGCGGCTGACGAACACGATCGACCGGCGAGGGTACAACCGGTTCGAGTGGATCAAGACGCGGCCGCGCAACGAGGCGCTGGACTGCAGGGTGTATGCGCGAGCCGCGGCGGCGCTGGTTGGCGCTGATCGGTGGAGCGATGAGCGGTGGGATGAGGAGCGGAGCGGCAGCGTGGGGCGCCAGGAGCACCGCCCGGCGCCGGTGCAGGATGATGCGCCGGCGCAATCGGGAAGCAGCTACTGGGACTGAGTAGCATGACCGCGAGGAGGTGGCCCGGATGAGCACATTCACACAGGCGCATCTTGCGGCCATCGAGGAAGCGATTGCCGGCGGCTACCTGGAGGTGCGCTACGACGACAAGGTGGTGCGCTACCAGTCGATGAGCGACCTGATGAGGGCGCGCAACCTGATCGCCAGCAGCCTGGCGGCCGCCACCGCGCCGGTCGTGCGGATCGACTACCCGGCCGTGGTGCGGGACTACGAATGAACCCTTTCGAGCAGCTCCTGGCGACGATCGCACCACGCGCTGCGCTGAGGCGTCATGCCGCGCGGATGCAGCTGGAGCAGATGCGCCGCTACGACGCGGCGGCGCGGGGCCGGCGCACGGATGGATGGATCACGCAGGGCAGCAGCGCTGATGCAGCGAGCGCGCGCGGGTTCGGCATTCAGCGGGATCGTGCGCGCGACCTGGTGCGCAACAACCCCTACGCCAAGAAGGCGATCGAGTCGTGGGTGACGAACCTGATCGGCGCGGGGTGGAGCTTCAAGGCGAAGCAGTCGCGGCGCAACGGGAAGCAAGGCGAGCGCGTGACGGAGATCATGCGGGCGTGGATGGCGGACCCGAAGCAGTGCGACTACCACGGCCTGCAGAACTTCGATGGCCTGGTGGCGCAGATGGTGCGCTGCTGGAAGGAGTCGGGTGAGGTGCTGATCAGGAAGCGCACGCCCAGCGCGGCGACGATGCGCCGCCTGGGGCTGACAATCCCCCTGCAGCTGCAGGTCATGGAGGGCGACTGGATCGACGAGACCCACGACACGCCGGCTGGCGCCGGCGGCGGCTGGACGAAGCGCGGGATCGTCTACGACAGCGAGGGCCGGCGCGAGAGCTTCTGGATCTACAACTACCACCCGGGCGAGAGCGCGGTGCAGGCGACGAGCATCGTGAGCAACACGGTGCCGGCAGAGCAGATCATCCACCTGTTCACGCCGGAGCGGCCGGGGATGACGCGGGGCGTTAGCTGCCTGGCGCCGGTGATGGTGCGGCTGAAGGACCTGGGCGATCTCCTGGATGCACGGCTGATGAAGGAGAAGGTGGCCGCGTGCCTGGCGGCCGCCGTGGTGGATCTCGACGGCACGAGCGACCAGAAGAGCACGATCGGCGATCGGATCGAGCCGGGCGGGATCGTGCGGCTGGGCCCCGGCCAGGACATCAGGACGATCAACCCGCCAGCAGCGGGTGAGATCGACCGGGTGATCAAGACCTACCTGCTGGAGATCGCGGCGGGCATCGGCATCACCTACGAGGAGCTGACGGGGGATTACTCGGGCGGCAGCTTCACCCAGGGCCGGATGGGATGGATCGGCTTCCAGCGGCGGCTGCAGAGCGACACCTGGCAGCTCCTGGCGCCGATGATGTTCGACCGCATCTGGAGCTGGTGGGCGACGCAGGCCAGCGCGGTGGGCATCGCCACTGAAGGGCTGAGTGCTGATTGGACGCCGCCGCGGCGGGAGCTCTACGACCCGCAGAGCGAGACGAACAGCACGATCTCGCGCGTGCGTGCGGGCCTGCTGCCGCCGCAGGAGGCGATCCGCGCTGATGGCTACGAGCCTGATGAGGTGCTGCGCCAGCTCGGGGAATGGAACAAGCAGCTCGATGAGGCGGGCATCGTGCTCGACACCGACCCGCGGAAGGTGAGCGCTGCAGGCCTGACCCAGGCGCGGCCGCTTGGATCAACGATGCCGCCGACCGGTGAACCGCCGGAGGTGGCAGAGAAGCCGCCAGCGCCAGCAGCGCCCAGAACTCCTGCTGCAGGCTGACCCTAGAATCGTGACGATGAAGGAGTGCACATGAGCGACGGTCTCCTACAGACCCGGGCAATGTTCGCCCCCGAGACGATCAACGTCGAGGAGCGAACTGTCGAGCTGGTCTGGTCGACCGGCGCGCAGGTGCGGCGCGCCAGCTGGTCGCGCGGCGACTACATCGAGGAACTGAGCATGGCCCCCGGCCATGTTCGGATGGAGCGACTGAACAAAGGAGCTCCGCTGCTCGATGCGCACGACTCCTACTCGCTGCGCAGCCAGATCGGCGTGGTGCAGCGTGCGTGGCTGAACGGCAACGAGGGCCGTGCCCTGGTGAAGTTCAGCCGGCGTGATGACGTGGAGAGCATCTTCCAGGATGTGATCGACGGCATCTACCGCAACGTGTCTGTGGGCTACAAGGTCCACAAGACCGAGCGCGACGAGACCGGCGCAGTGCCGGTTGAGCGCGCAGTGGACTGGGAGCCTTATGAGCTTTCGCTGGTCCCGATCCCGGCTGATGCCGGGGCCCAGGTGCGCTCGGAGGAGCCGCCTGCAACCCAACCTTCCGAACAGGAACGATCCATGACCCTTCCCGAGAATGGGGTGCAGGCTCCCGAGCCCACCCAAGACATCGCTATCGCAACCCGCGCCGAGGCCCATGGCCCTTCTGGCACCGTCACGCTTGGAGTAGACGTGCAGAGCGCCGAGCAGATCCGCGCCGACGAGCGCCGCCGCGCCTCTGGCATCCTCGACGCTGCCCGCAAGCTGCAGGTGAGCGACGAGCTGGCCCACAAGCTGATCGCCGACGGCGTGGCGCTTGACGATGCTCGGATGCAGCTGATCGACGCGCAAGCTGCCGAGCAGCGCAAGACCCCGGCTCAGAGCCGCGTCGAGGTGACCCAGGACCACGGTGAGAAGCGCTTCGAAGCGAAGCTCGACTACCTGAAGTTCCGCGCCAACCTGGGCGAGTTGACCGATGGCGGCGCCCGCGAGTATCGCGGCAGCACGCTGCTCGACATGGCCCGCGAGTCGCTGGAGCTGGCTGGCATCAGCCACCGCGGGATGGACAAGAGTGAGATCGCCGTTCGTGCGTTCCACTCCACCAGCGACTTCCCGCTGCTGATGGCTTCCATCCAGCGTGTTTCGCTGAAGGCTGCCTACGGCGAGGAGGTGCAGACCTGGCGCCCGCTGGCGGAGCAGCGCAACCTGCCCGATTTCCGCGAGATGAAGGAGATCGAGGTGGGCGGTCAGATCCTGCCCGAAGAGATCAAGGAAGGCGGGGAGTACAAGACCGGCACCATCCAGGAGCAACAGGGCAGCTGGTTCCTGACTGAGTACGGCAAGAAGCTGGTGATCGGCCGCCGCCTGATTATCAACGACAACCTGGGCTACATCACCCGCGCTGTGCAGGTGCTGGCCCGTGGCGTCGCCACCTTCGAGGCCAACCAGATGTGGGGCCTGATCACCGGCAACGCCAAGTGCATGAGCGACGGCTTGGCCCTGTTCCACGCCAGCCACAACAACACCGGCACCGGTGTGATCGGTGAGACCTCGATTTCGGAAGCGCGTCAGAAGATGCGCAACCAGAAGGACTTCACCAGCAAGAACCCGCTGTACGTGGTGCCGCAGTACATCCTGCTGCCGACCACCCTGGAGACGGCATTCGACAAGTTCAACGCCACGATCACTCCTGCTCAGACCACCAACGTCAACATCTTCTCGGGCTACCTGCAGAAGATTGTGGAGCCCCGCCTGGATGCTTCGAGCACCACGCAGTTCTACATCACCGGCAACTACCCCGGTGTGACGAAGCTGATCTATGGCTACCTGGAAGGCGAGGCCGGCCCGACGATCGAGTCTGAGATCAAGCGCGATCCCGACGGCATCGTGACCTACCTGCGTCATGACTTCGGCTGCGCTGTGGGCCAGCACCAAGGCTTCTACCGCTCCACCGGCGCCTGATCGCCGGATCTCCTTCCATCCCTTCTGAGGCCTGATCCATGAAGAACTTCGTTCAGAACGGCCATTACGTGGAGGTGACGCTCCCGTACGCTCGCCTGTCGGGTGAAGGCGTACTGGTCGGCCAACTGTTCGGCGTGTGCGTGGTGGACGGCGCTTCGGGCGCTCTCATCAACGTTCACCGAGAGGGCGTGTACGACCTGACTGCCGCCACTGGCGCCGGCACAGATGCCACCGCTTGGGCCATCGCCTACTGGGACAACACCAACCGTCGTGTGACTCCTGTGGCGACGAGCAACACCCGGATTGGGCTGTTTGCCGCGGCCAAGGCCACTGCTGACGCAGTGGCTCGTGTGGCGCTCGACTGATGCTGCCAGACATCGCCAGTCTGGCCCTGAAGGCCGTGGTGAAGGTGATGGGGGAGCGATCCCCTATCACCTATCGCCGCGGTTCGGATGTGCATCAGATCGGCGGTGTCTACCAGGCCAGCCACGTTGGGCTGGATCCCGAGACCGGAGTGCAGGTGCGCTCAACGCAACCGGTGCTGCTGATCAACGGCGCTGAGCTGGCGATCGAGCCGAAGCAGGGCGACGAGGTGGAAGTGCGCGGCGGCCTGTTCAAGGTGCGTGATCCGCAGCCTGATGGGCATGGCGGCTGGCTGCTGATGCTGCATCGCCTGCCGCTGCCGGCGGTGTTCAACCCAGGTGTTTTCGAGGCTGGAGTGTTTGCGTGATGCCGCTGAATCTGATCCGGCGACTGGTCAAGGGTTCACCGCTGACGGCCCAGGAGCACGATGGCAACCTCGACAAGCTGGAGGAAGCGATCGAGGCCCGCCCGACGCTGGAGGCTGCGGATGCCCGCTTCGCCACAGCGGAGCAGGGCACGCTGGCAGATTCCGCAGTGCAGCCCGCCGACCTGGGGGCGTTTCTCACAGAGGCTGAGGCTTCCGCGCAGTATGCGCCGATTGATGCCACGGCGGTGCGTGTGCGCCAGCCAGTGCGCAACAACTCCGGCGCTTTGCTGGCGGCTGGCACTGCGGCCTACATCACCGGCAGTTCAGGTGAGCTGCCGACGGTGGCGGCTGCGGATGCGTCGTCTGAGGCAACCGCGGCCCGCACACTGGGAGTGGTGGAGGCCACGATCGGGAACAACGCCAACGGCTATGTCCTGACCCGTGGTCTGCTGGCGGGCGTGAACACGTCCGGCCTGACGGAAGGGGCAGTGGTGTGGCTGTCTGAGACAACTGGGCAGCTGACGACCACGAGGCCGACGCAGCCAGCTCACGGTGTCTTCATGGGCATCTGTGTAAAGCAGGGCGCCGGCACATCGGGGATCCTCTATGTGAACGTGATCAACGGCCAGGAGCTGGATGAGCTCCATGACGTGTTGATCGTAAGCCCTGCCGCGGGCCAGGCCCTGGTCTACGGGGCCGATGGACTGTGGCGGAACTCGAATGTGGCAGGCGGCATTGCTGCTTACACCCACACGCAGTCCACGCCGTCGACGACGTGGACGATCAATCACAACCTGGGCTATCGCCCCAGCGTCGAACTGTTCAACAGTGGGATGCAAGAGATTGACGCAGAGATTGCACATCCGAGCGTGAATCAAACCGTCGTTACACTGAACCCAGCAACTGCTGGCCTCGCCCGCCTGATCTGAGGACACCATGCCCCGCAACATCTTCACCGACTTCGACTTCCAGGGAGTCTCCAAGGTCACCAACCTGCCAGCCCCAACCAACAGCGGCGACGCAGCGAACAAGGGGTACGTGGATTCGGCCGTCGAGGGCCTGGCCTGGAAGGACAGCTGCCGCGTTGCCACCCAGGCGAACCTGAACCTGGCCAGCCCTGGCGCGACGATCGACGCCATCACGATGGCGAGCGGCGATCGTGTGCTGGTGCGTGCGCAGACGGCGGGCGCTGAGAATGGCATCTACGTCTGGAACGGCGCCGCCTCGGCGATGACCCGGGCGCTCGATGCCAACACCTTCCCGGAGCTGGAGCAGGCCACCACGACGGTGGAGGAGGGCACCAGCGCCGGTGTGACGTATCGCCAGACGGCGGTGAACGGCACGCTGGGCAGCACGGCGGTGAGCTGGACGGTGATGGGCACCAGCGCCCCAGCGGCGAGCACCACCCAGTCGGGCATTTCCCGCCACGCCACGCAGGCCGAGGTGGATGCTGGCGCAGCGCTGTCGCCAAACGTGGTGGTGACTGTCGACACGCTGAACAACTGGTCCGGCCGACTGCGAAAGTTTTCGGCGAACGTCGGCGACGGCAGCGCCACCAGCTACACGGTGACGCACAACTTCAACACCCGTGATGTGATCGTGCGGGTGTTCCCGAACTCGGGCCAGTATGACGACGTGGAGGTGGACGTGCAGCGCACTGGTGTGAATGCAGTGGCGGTGGTGTTTGCGACTGCTCCAGCGTCTAACGCCTACCGCGTGGTGGTGCTCGGCTGATGGCCAAGGAGTTTCTGACGCCACCTGACTTCAAGGCTGGCCTACTGCTGAACGGGTCGGCCGGCACGACCGGGCAGCAGATCACATCACAAGGCCCTGGACAGCCGCCTGTATGGGGTGCTCCTGGCAGCGGCTCCAGCAACCAACAGTATGCAGTAGGCAACTGGATCTGCCCTGTTCTGGGTACGGTAACAGCTGGTGTGGCGATGACGCCCAACCAGATTCAGCTATTCCCATTTAAGCTG